GAAAAAACTAAGATAAAAACCAAACAAAACTAAAACAAAACAAGGATCACCCGGGCATTAAAGACACCGGCAGATCAAAAGAAAAGAAATTGAAATGAAAGAAAAGAAAACGAAAAGAAACGAAAGAGGAGAAAATTAATAGACTACCCCAAAGTTCTGACCGGAGCACGAAACAGTAATGGACAACTGTGCCACCAACAATTCGATAGCACCCAAGGCTTCACCCGTCTTGGAAGACTTTGCACCCTGAGCTACGACATTAGTGTTGGCTAAAAGAAACTCAACATAGTTATGGCGTGTCTCAAGTGCACGAAGATCCAATTGCAGACCAGGTGGGAACGCGCGACCGCCTTTGCCCCAAACGACCTCCGAAGTCGCCGCTACGGTTGTTGTTGTCATGAAATCACAGAGGTGAGGGATATAACTGACCACCCCGGAGCCTGAATTAGTGGTTGCGATTCCACGTGGTACTGGGCCGAATCGGACCACTGAACCATATCTTGCGGTGCTGCTGGCGGCGTAGACGGCTCGCTGGGCGATGAAGGCGCGGATTTCAATAACCTCCACAACAGAAAACAAGTTAAGAAGAGTCTGAATGCGGGGATGCCCGCGGATCGAAAAAGTGATGCCATGCTCGTGCTCGTGTAATTTCGCGCTCTGAGAGCAAACCGTCGTAACAAGCGCTGCAGTGTCAGAAAGGCCCGTGACAGCAGAAGAAGTGTTGTCCTTGGTGACCGTAGAGCCAGAAACACCGGTTGAGATAACTGACTGAATTGATTTGCCGGCATCAGAATCGGGAGGAGTAGGAGGAGTTGCCATTGCATAAGATAAATGTAATTGAAATGAAACAAAGTGAGAATGAATAGATGGATGAAATGAAATTTAAAGGCCATACGCACGCCTGCACAAGAAAAACATGACAAATTTAAATAAGCCCTAAATACCACCTGCACGTACACGGACCCTTGCATGCGTGTCAGAAAAATAAATGACACCGCTTGACATTTGACCAAATGGCGCATTAATGTAGCAATAAGGTACTCCGTGCACTTCAAACATGTCTTTGAGCTCACTAGAAGTTCTTGATCTGAACTGTGCTCGCCACTGCTTGGTGCGATTGGGGTACATTGCACGCAGACAATTCTCCACACAATTACGTGTCGTGTCAACTGAAACATTATGTGATTTCACTTGCACCTTAGAGAACATCATGAAACTATCTCGATCACGCAATTTGAGCATGGTGCTAATCATCGTCGCGATCACATCTCCATCATAATACGGATAATGTTGTTGACAAGCAGCTAAGAGGAAGGAGACTTCACTTTCAGAATAATCAGTTGCTCTAGAACAGTAAGACCTGTATAACTCCTGATCAGACACATTGCTATCGCTCAACCTGGTGAAGTGTTTTAAGAACGCACGAACGGGGTCGACAAGATACCTTGTTCCGTTATGAAACCTTCCCGCATGGTAACCGACTTCACCAACACTGACAACTAAAGCTAAGCGTGGTAATGACACTGAAGGTAGGCGCGCAAGTGGATGAGAGCTCTGGTCGACCATCCAGCCATGGACATCATCGCCCTTCTCAACAATTATCATTGTCTTTGCGTGATAATAACGACAAGCTATGACACACATTTCCATGATATTATTGCGGATCAGAGTGAACGGATCACCAGATCCCAGATTAAACGACACGGAGGCACGTACACCATCAGCACCACGCGACGCAAAAGAATAGCGAACGCAGTACTCGAAGTACCAGTTCATCACCTTCGCATCACATCCAGCACGGACGCAGATCCACAAGAACGCCAGCAATAATGGCGCAGAGTGAGACGAGTCTTGTTTCTTGACGTCCGCCTGAAAATTTGTGGGTGAGTTCATGAGGTGCGCTATGCCGAGTTTTTGCAGTTCCCTCGACAAATCATTGTCGCTCATGCCATAATCCATGATTGCACCTGGTCTCAGCATTCGTTGAACGTTCCTATAGGCAGTGG